TTGCCGACTTATTAAAAGAACCCCATGACACGCTCACAATTTATATCAATGGGGAATATTTCCCCGCCAAAATCGAACACCATGATAACGATGTTGCGTCACAATTTGTAGTCGTCGTTGACGATCAACTCTGATGAGCTTTCGACTGATCAAAAGATGCTGATTGTGCGACAATTTTTTACCAAGAGCAAAGACCTGCTTGTAAAAACAGACATACCAACTTGGGCAAAGGAGGCTTGCATGATTATATACAAAGGAAATTCACTGCTGGATGGCGTAACGCCGTTAGTGGTAATAGCTATCGCCGGGTCAAAGAATAGCAAGACCGGCGATATGGTTCAGACTTACATTTTATTGGATGAAATAGAACCGCTCACGGCAAGCAAAATAGGCGCGGACTATGCAATCTGCGGCGATTGTCGCCACCGTGGCACGCCTACACAAGATAGTGAGCGCAAAACCGCCAAAGGGCGCACTTGCTACGTGACGCTGGCACATGGTCCCAAGGCTGTTTATAAAGCTTACCGGAGCGGTAACTATAAGCGCGTCGTTCCTGCTGACGTCTGGAAAGTAGGGGCAGGTCGCTTTGTTCGCCTTGGCACCTACGGCGACCCGGCAGCAGTTCCAGTTCATATATGGCACAAGCTGCTTAGCGCTTCGCTAGGCCATACCGCCTATTCACATCAAGATAAACACTTCGATGCTGACATTTATATGCGCTCAGCTGACAGTCGCTCCGACGCATATGCAGCGGCAGCAGCTGGGCAGCGTAGTTATAGAGTGATAAGCCAGCGCGACTATAAGAGCGGGCGTGATGCTCTTATTGACGGGTTGGAAATACTTTGTCCCGCTAGTGTTGAGGCAGGTAGGCGCACAACGTGCATCGAGTGTCTGCTCTGCTCAGGTGCTGGCAGCGCTGGCAAGTCTATTGCAATCGTGGCACATGGTAGTTCAGGCGGTGGCGTGTGATTATTTTAGCGCTTTTATTTGTCTTCGCGTTGATGTTACTATTACGGCGCTAAACTTAATCAACGGAGGTCATAAGATATGGGACGATTTACGCCCACCGTTAAAGCTCCTGAAATTGATGCCGCTTTGAAGAGCATCACCGGCATTGACCGGGTGGCTGTTATCAATAGTGATCATTGCGTGTTCTGCAATAATCCTGATCTAGAGTTTCGCGACGTTGAGAGCTGTCACGAATATCGCATTTCCGGGCAGTGCCAGACTTGCCAAGATCAGATGTTTGGTGTTTCGCCGGGTGGTAGCGCGTAGATGGAAACCCAGACGCAGACGGATGCCTTGATCGAGAAGTTGCAGGAGTGCAGCGCGAAACTGCAGCTGATGCACAAAACTCTGCTGGCAAGGCAGGAGCAGCTGGCAAAGCAAGCGGAGCTGCTGGTTAAGTGGACTGAAGCCTTGAAAGACAAGGATGCTCTTTTGAACGAAAAGGAAAAGCTGTTGAGCGTTCGCGAATAGAGCCAGCAGCTGCCAAACCTGAGCCAGTGAGCAAGCCGCTTGCTGGCTCTTTTTTTGTTGCGCTCTGGTTGCATTGATGTAGACTGGGCTTTCTGGTCGGTTTCCGATCGGAGCGACGCGAGATATAGAAACCAGATGGAGATGAAATAGCAGCAAGAACGCTTTCAAAAGTAAGCACCCGCATAAACCTTAAGCCCGGTCAATCCTAGGCACTTATCGGCAGGTCACTAAAGCTGGCAACATAAAAACGCTTCAATGAGACGGCCTTGCATACAGCTCTCAAGTTTTCGACATCCCAAGTCGCTACCGACCAGACACGATTGAGCCAGCGGAAATACCTCCCTCCGCTGGCTCTTTCTTTTATGCTCCGCTCGAAGCGAGGTTACGTCAGATTGACAGCTCCGGTCACTTAAGCTTTCACTTTTGTGTCGGCAGCGCGTTCGCTTTGTCCCAATTTTACAGCTGGCTACCAATATCTATTGCCCACCCACACCCACCCTTCAAATTATTTCACGGGTGCACAACCGTGTTTCAACTGTGTGCCTGCTGTTCACTGTGCAGGTAATGGCGTCGATGCTGCACATCTGCATGATTGTGCACAATTGTGCAGAATTGTGGCACCATTGAGCATATGTGATCACATATGCCACCCATGCCATGCCCACATAGCTCCCTCCCCTACCCAGAGCCAGTCCCTCGCGGCTCGGAGGTCGCGCGGCGCAGCGCAGCGGCAGTGCGATCGCCCGGAGAGATCGCGTGACCCCCCCTGCGTGTTATTATAATAATATATCCTCTGACTTCACTTTTGGGGAGATTTGAAATTCCTTGACAACCTTGTCTCGATATCGTATACTACTTTCAACATGGAAGCAGCTTAGATGCAATATATAGAGCTAGGTAATAAAAAGTATCCTAAAGTAGTTCTAAACTGGGTAGATATAGCAGGAGATTGCACAACCGTAGGCGCAGGAGATTTTGACGAACTCCACTGCGCCAATATTGTAACAGAAGGCTATCTCTACGACACTTTTGAACTGGAGGGTAAGCACTACATACGCACCTTTGCCAGTTACGAGGTGGATAGTAAACCTTCTTTCGGAGACAGAAACGTGTTCCCCCTCTGTGTCTTCTCCAGAGAGAGTAAGATGATCATAAGAAAGGCTTTGAAATTTCAGAATGAATCTTAAATTGTTTCTAATCTCTCTCCCTCTCCTCCTGCTGCTCCTCTGCTGCCCCTACACTTCTATAGCAGAGGAACTGCCAGTATTGATCGAAGAGCTTCCCCCGCCTCCCTCCTATTCCTCTCCCATCAGGAAAGGGGAGCAGGAGTGGTCAGAAACAGCCCTCGCCCCGCTCCTGCTAAGAATAGGGTATAGAGGCACCACCACGTACTTCATCGGCTTCTCCACCAACTATAAGTTCTAGGAAAGGAACTCTGTCTTGAAAGGCAAGTACCCCAGCCCCTCCATACCCAAACCTTTTCCCGGTCCTCTCACAGAAAAAGAGGAAGGTTTTATGATCAATCTGGTCGATAACCACATGGAACCGGAGGAGGCTCTTTATGCAGCCGGGTATTCCAAGGAGTCTGGCTCTAAGCACCGCTCGCGCCGACTCCAGCGCCATCTCTGGCTCCACATAGAGAACCGCATCAAGCAGCGCGTGGACGAGACAGCGACGCTAGCCCTGAACGTACTGGAAGACCTGATGCGCCACGGCGAGAGCGAGAACGTCAAACTGAACGCGGCCAGAGATATCCTGAGCCGTGCCGGTTACGATGCTACGCAACGCTCCGAAACTACCATCAAGGAAGTCGCTGATTTGTCCGACGCAGAGCTGGACCGCCAGATCAAGCAGCTCACTTTGGATAACGTGATTTCCTTCAAAAAAGAAATACCGCAAGACAGCTGATGAACAAAGTAGCTGCTTTAAAGCTGCTGCGCGAGAAGCAGCACCGCCTAGAAACTACCCGGATAGAGCGCTATAAACCGTACCCCTATCAAGGCAAGTTTCACAAAGACGGTGAGGAGTGCAGGCAGCGCATCCTTATGGCCGCTAACCGGGTGGGTAAGACCTATTGCGGAGCGGCTGAAACTGCCTACCACCTGACCGGCGAGTACCCCAGCTGGTGGGAGGGGCGCAGGTTTGACAAAGGTGTACGCGCATGGGTAGCCGGAGAAAGCAACGATACCACGCGGGACATAATCCAGCGCGAGCTGCTGGGAACACCGCAAGACCCGCAGTTGCGCGGCACCGGAGCGATACCCTTAAAGAACATAGTCGAAACCATACGCAAGCCGGGAGTACCCAACGCCTATAGCGCAGCTCTGGTCAGGCACACATCAGGGCGTAACAGCCATATAAGCTTCAAGGCTTACGAACAGGGCTTTGAAAAGTTTATGGGAGAGGCGGTGGATGTCATCTGGCTCGATGAGGAACCTAAGCAGGAGATTTTCTCTCAGTGCATCACCCGGACTGCCGATACCAACGGTGTAGTCTATATGACGTTCACCCCTGAGAAGGGGATGACCAATGTGGTA